ACCTGCTAGGCGTATAGTTCGGACATCTCGCGTTCGGCGTCCTCATAGCGTCGCTGGTATTGCACAGTAGCGCGTGGCAGTTCAAGACGCTACGCGGGGTGCCTTCTTGACGGTCCGAACCTCGTTCAAGTTGTGTCGCCCGGTCGTGTATCTGACAGCGCGCGGGTTGCGGCGCTGATGCCGGCCCCAGCGCCGCCCCTCCACATATGCCGCGATCTTGTCCTTCAATGGCTCGATGGTTGACCGTCGCCAGGTTTCGCGCGGCGGCAGCATACCATTGTCGGCATAGCGCCATACCTGGCGCACGCTGATGCCCAGCAGCGCGGCAACCTCGCGCCCGGTTAGATACGGGTCGTGCGTGGGCGGTTCAGCCCAGCGCCACGCACGACACCAGCGACAATGCCACACGAGGCCATCAAGCATCATCGGCTCATCACATGGCTTGCAGATGGGCGCTTGGTCGTTCACAGCGTCGGCTCCTCGATTGGCACGCTTTCCATTCCAAACGCGCCAATACCAATCACGCCCGTACCGCCGCACAGCTCGCAGCGCACGACGTTATGCTGTCGAACGACTGCGCCTAGCCTTACAACCTCGCCATGCCCCTCGCACGCTTCGCACTCGTGCGGCGGGCTGAGTCGGAGCTCAAGTTCGGCTAGTACGCGCTCGGTGGCTTCAATGGAGGCACGCAGGCGGGCGATGCAGTCAGTTTGGTTGCACATGGTTTACCCCTCCCCGCCCGACGGGGGGGCGCTTGCCGTCGCGTATCTGCTGCTGCAACTTCTCTTTGCTGCCGACAACGCCGAAGCCGATCATGGCCTCTAGCGTCACATCGCGCCGCCGCTGGGCCTTGCCAGCTTGTACGAGCCGCATCCAGCGGCGGGCGCTCGACTGTGTGAGACTGGCGTAGCTGACTTTGCGCCAGCGCCGATCGCCTTTGCGCTTGCGCATAACGCTGAATGGCTCGTCAAAGCCGAGATGCCAGAGGGTCGGCGTTTGGGTGTAGCGTGTGCCTTTGCGTGCCATCACTCCGCTCCTTCGCCCGCCGGGGCTGCGCGGCGCGCAAGAGCCGCAGGCTCTTGCTCTAATGCGATGACCATCAACTCGATTGCGTTGCGGTCAGCATGGGTATATGCGCCAGGCCGCGCCTTCATGTCGTCATATAGTTGCCACGCAAGCGTTTCGAGCTTGCGAGCGATGCGGTAGTCGCTGGACAACTCGAACGCCCGCAGACACGTTTTGCAGGTGGCCGGGCCGTGTGTCTCGAATGCGAATGATTCAACGTCTTTGCCGCAGTAGGTACTAATCCATTCGTCTTGCGAGATGTGGATCGTCTCACTGCCGGTGCGTGCGGTGCCTGTCAAGAATATCGTTGCCATTTTTAGATCGCCTCCATCTCTGCTTTGAGCGCCATCGCGCGCACCTTCAGCGCCGCCACGGTCGAATGCTGGCGCAGGCGTTGCGCCGCCGTAATCTCCGAGGCCACGCGCTTGGCCTCGTTCAGGACCGCCATGTAATCGCGCTGTTCCGGCGCGGTCTGGGTCGTCGCCCGGCGGATGTCGGAAGCCGCTTGTGCGAGGATGTCGCGGCGGTGGGATGATGTTGACACTTCGGTTGCTCCTGTTCGTAAGTAGTGCTTTGTTGCTATGGGAGCATAATAGCAGAATAAATATCTATTGTCAAGTGATAAAATACTTATTGACAGACGGCACAATATCTGATATAGTCTTATCAATCGATATTCAACAGGAGGGGCCATGCCACGAACACCGTATAAGGAACCGGCAGACGATGAGGTTGTCGAGCGGTTGATACCTATTCCTGGCTGGGTGTACAAGAAGATGATCGCCCGTGCCAAGGCACAGCAGCGCACGACAAAGTACCAGATCGCTTTCGAGTTGGAGCGACTGGCGCGCAAAATGGAGGATGCCGGAACCGGAGATGCTGAGATGGGGCCGAAGGGGCGCACGGCGGTAGCAGGCACTAGACCGTAATCTACCGCCGTGCGCGTGTCACCCGCCGAACGGCTGGACACTGCCGGCGCGTGACGAAGATAGTATACTAGGGATTGAGAGTATGTATATTGAAGCTCGTGATATTGACTCTCAGGGTATCGAGAAGATTCGTAGTCAGATAATTGTTGTCGATGATTGCTGGCACTTACCAGGCCGTTGGAGCGATTGTGAGCGCTACAGGCATCGGGTCGTAGCGATTTGTATTCAGGGCCGACGCACCACAGTGCCCTTGCACCGCCTGATGTATATTTACTTTCGAGGACAAATCGCCCCTGGACTAGTTGTTCGTCATCGTTGTGGCTTTGGTGGTTGTGGCAATCCCGATCATCTGACTGCCGGCACACAAGCTGACAACAATCGGGATATGGAGTTTCACCGAAGGCATGGGCGCGGAGTGTTAGCGCCGGAGCGGTATGACTAGCGCTACCGCTGGCAGCGTGAGAGCCATGCAGCAGTAGCGCCTTACGCGCACGCGAGAGGTTGACGGCCAGCCGCGTGCGGACGTATGATACACCAAAAGGAGTAGAGTGATGGCCGACACACAAAAATACTGTCCTGATTGTGGCGTCAAGATTGGTGTGGCGCATCGTGACAATTGCGATGTTGCGCGGTGCCTCGAATGCGGTAGCCAACGGCTTTCGTGCGACTGTGCCGAGCCAGGTGCACAGCGATGGACCGGCGAATGGCCGGGCATTGCAGAGTGCCGGGAGTTCGGCTGGTATATCTTGTTTTCGCCGTCTGATGGTTGGACGCGCTGTGGCGCGGATCAGATCGGCGCAACCGAAGACCTGAACAGGCTGTATATTGAGGCGGTATGGAATAAAGAGCAAGGCCGTTTTGTGCGCCAGCCCGCCTAGCCCCCATGCGGCGGCCGGGGCGAAGGGAGAGACAGGATGCACGAAGATAAAACGCTTGACGAATACATCAGCGCCCGCATGCCACTTGAAGAGTATCGGGCGGTGCGTGAATTGCCGCTGTCTCAAGAAATTAGCGGCATCCTTCAGCGGGCTATGGCTGGTTATACTGACGACTATAAGCATGTCGTAAATGGAGTCCCATACGTGCAATGGGGGCTTGTGCAGGTCGATATTGTTATGGCGATAGGTCGAGCGCTCGCTGCCGAGCGGGAGCGCGCTGCACAGATCGCGGCGGATTACGAGCCAGCCGGCAACGCCGCGCCGTGGGATATGTGCGACCTGATCGCCGCCGCTATTCGGGTCGTCTAGTACCCCCGGCTCGCCGGGCTTCTGCGGTACGGCCGCTTCATACCTGGCAGGTAGTAGCGCGTCCAGTTCGTCCAGATCACCCGACGATAGCGGGTGACCGCCCATGGCTTGCACCGTCGATAGCGCGCCATCAGTCCCACCGTATCCCTTTTCTCACCATCATCTCCCGAAAGCCGTTCGGGTCCATGCCCGGCACCGCCGCGCAGATCGCCCGCCACTTCTGATCTTGCTCCCTCAAGCACGGCAGCATCACGGTATCTGGCGGGCGCGGCTTGCCACAGCGGGCCATAGCTATTCGTATGGCATCTTCCATCAGTCCCTTGAAGATGGCTCCCACCGCATCATAGACTGCGGCTAGCGAATCACTCCTTAGTGCATCTCCGTAGAATACGATGTACTCTTTCGCCTTCACACTCTCCCCCACGTTGCCACATAGCGCTCCCACAACCGCCCGGCCTCGACACACAGCGCTTGCCGCCGCATCGCGCTGGCCTCCACCGCAGAGAGCGCCCCTGAGCGCTCGGCGGCTGCCACAGCGTGCGCATCGAGCGTCGGCGGGGCGAAGTCGCGGCGCAGGCAACGTGCGCAGAGGCGTTGATTGGCGCGCTTAACCAGGGCGGGCGCGGTATGGCATCTGGTGCAGGTGGTCATCGCGCCGCCTTGTGGTGCGCGGGCTGACCGCCGCCGCCACAGATCGCCCGGTTCTTGTGCCGCGCGCGCGTCTCCAGCCTGCGCTCGCACCAGGCCAGCAGCTCGGCACGGGGCAGTCGCACCGTGACGGCCTGGCCGTCGAGCGTCTGCGCCACTGGAATGGTCAGCGTGTCGCCGGTGCGACTGATCGTCGCCGGGTCAATGCCCAGCGCGGTCAACGCGATGCGTTCGGCGGATGTGGGCCTCATCGGGCGTTCCTTTCGGTAACGAGCGCCGCGCGCTCCAGCCGCGCCAGCCGCTCCAGCATGTCACTCTGCGTTCGCTCGCGTTCGGCGTCGGCCTCCTCCAGCCGATCGAGCCGACTCTCGGTTTTTGGGCTCCGTCGAAGGAGGAGCGGTTCTAATTCCTCACGAATCGCCCTGGCAATGGTCGCAATGTCGTCTTCAATCTCGGCAAATCGCTCAACCACAAAGCGCGGATCGTGCGCGTCCTGGCTGCCGAGTTTGCACGCTTCCCGGATGTCGCGGATCGCGTCTTCAATGCGCTCCAGTGGATCGCGCGCTCCTCTCGTGCGCTGTGTCATTCGTCGCGCTCCTTGCGGTGCCGAGCGGCCCGGCGCTTCTTGGCGCGCTCCCGGCGCTGCTGTCGTTGCCATAAGAGGATTGGCAGGCCCACAGCGAGCGCAAGACCGGCATAGACGAACCATGAACGCCAATCGGTGATACCGAGCGCCGCAGTTACTGCGCCGCCCGCCCCAATCAGCGCAACGCCGCCGATCACCGTCTTGTCGATATGATCGGGGTTGTAAATGTGGTGAATGGATTGTAGGAAGCGCGCATAGGCGGCACTGAGGAGCGCCCAACCTAGCAGGAGCAAGATATACAGTGCTAAAAGCCTGTCTACGGAGATTTGCATGACCTAAGCCCGATCTAAGTCTGTTCTATCGGCGGCCGCTTCGTGCTATCCTCGTGTTAGTCAACCCGTCCCTGGCTCCCGTCCGCCGTCGCATCGGCGCGGCGGGTGAGGAATGAAACGTTTGGTGGCGGGGCATAGATGTAGTCGCTGACGAGTGCCACGATCTGCTGCTCATACAACTTCGCCAGCTCAGTCAGGCCGCTGCGCTGGAAGCCCCGCGCCATGCGCAACTTCTCCGCGATTTGCTGCGAAACGCTCGGGTAGGTATTCGGCGACGACGGGTCGGCGGGGAGCAGGATCGGAAGTTCCTCGGACATGGGGGCCTCCTTAGCTCTTGAAGCTATCTATTACGTGCTGGAAGCGGTTGTTGACGGTATTGCGTGCGAAGTACACGCCAGCTTTGCGCATCATTGTGCTGGCCCTCCCATGTCGTAATCATTGCGCTTAGGGTTGAAGCGCGGGCAGGTAAGGCTATGGTGAATAAGGCGGCGGGTCATTTCGAGGTAACTGACGATCGGAGTTTGGGCGTCAGCTAGCTCACGTATCTGTGCAATCACAGTCGGTTCCAGGAGACACGACCACCGCTTGTAGCGCGGCGCGCGACTGTTCATAGCTGACTCTCTTTTTTAACTAGATAATCTAACTGGTAAATCCAGCTCACTAGAGAATTATAACAGATCTGAGAGGGTTAGTCAACAGTTGCCTAATAGTTGTTCAATTCATAAGACTTTTGTTGTATAATCCATTCGGGCGAACAATCCACGTTGATTGAAGAAAGGAAGGTCACACATGACTCTGTTCTCATCCTGGGTTGTGGATCAAATGATTAAAAACGGGTACGGCCATAGCGCGATGTCGCTGGACAAGCGCCGCTTTGCCAAGGATTTAGGTTTGGTTGAAACGACCGTGGCGAACTGGATTGACGGGAAGAACCTTCCTAAGATGCGCGCCGTGGTGCTCTTGGCGAAGCTCCTGGGGGTTTCAACCGATGAAGTCTTACAGGCCGCAGGTTATGAGATTGTACCGAGCAAAACAGGAGAGAAGCGGAACGCACGCAGCGACGCTATCTTAGCGTCGCTGCCTACGTCTCGCAAGGTATTGGAGATGGTCGCCACCAAACCGCCGCATGAGCAGGACGTTTGGTTATCGGTGTTTGAGAGCTTGATGGCGCGGGGATTGCCTACGAAAGACTGAAGATTTCGTCTATCCCGTCGGCAATATCGAGGTCGTCTGCCGGCGCTTCGTCTGCCGGCGCTTCCACTTCTTCCGCCCAGTCGTACTGCTGCGACGCCATACTATTGCTCTCCTCTGATTGTGCGGGCCCCATCTGCCGCACTCAGGCTAGCCATAACACAAAGCCGCCTAGCTCCAGACATCCAGGGGCTGGCGGCTTTCGTCATGGTGGGCTTGGGTTTACAAGTATTTTAACGCTCAGATGGCGTAGAAGGGTACTTTACGCTTTCTAAGAAATTCATAAACCCCCTACATCTTCTTGAAAACCCTACACGGATACAGATTAGTATACCCCTGGTGTCAACGCTTGTACAATAGGCGCTTGCTCTAGGAGTGGGTTGGCACAATTGTGGTGTGTAGTAGACCATCCACTGAGCGCAATAATCTAACTCGATTGACAACTTGCCATAACAGGTGATAAACTACGCTCACCACCCCGCGCGCAGGCAGCCCTGCCGCGTTGTCCATTCCTGCGTGTGGGGGTGACGGCTCTGACACCGGGCTAGTCTCGGCAGTAGGAGCCATCCGGCGGTACAAAGCATCGCAAGCGCTTGCGCGCTATGGGACGATGTACCGCCTTCATGACGGGGCGTAACAGGCGTAACTACGGTCAACGAGGCGCAAGCCACGAGACACGATAGCTTAATGGGTGCAAGTCCCTACCCGTCTCCAGACCGCCGGGGCCACGGGGATCTGAGACCTACAGACTACCGGGCGAGAACGCCGGACCCTGCATACGGTCAGCAGGCATGACAGGCTGGAGAGACAGCCATGTAGGGCAGCGGGTAGGCGAAGGATGCCGCGACAAGAAGTGTCCTCTCGCACTTCTGTTTGGCAAGAGCCGGTGCGAAGTCGGCCTGCCCTCCCTCTCTTTTAAGCCTGGGGCGCGTTGCTCAGACCGCCCCAGGCGACACGAACATTTAGCTGATTGTAATGCGGTAAATCGCGTGTATGTGGTATAATGTAGCACAAACATATAAGCAAAAGCCCGCGCGCTGTCTCACCAGCCGCAGGCCCGATCGTCAACTTAGGAGGTTGCCGATGTCCTCGATTATACCCCAAACTTCAGGTATCTACAAGATTACTTGCACCCCCACTGGCAAGGTTTATATTGGCAGTTCGGTCAATATGTATCAGCGATGGCACAGTAAGCACCTGCCGAACCTTCGTACTGATCGCCACGAAAACTCTTACTTGCAGCGTGCATGGAATAAGTATGGCGAGTCGGCATTTACGATTAGTGTTATCGAACTGGTGCTAGCGCCGTTTCTGCTAGAGCGCGAGCAGTATTGGATTGACCGTCTCCAGGTGTGTAACCGACGCAAGGGCTTTAATATTAGTTTGAAGGCCGGCGCGCCAATGGCAGGGCGTAAGCACTCTGCCGAAACCGTAGCCCAAATGCGTGAACGCGCGTTGAAGTTTCGTCATTCTGAAGAGACGAAGCGTATGATGTCGGAACGGAATAAGGGTAAGCGGTTTGGGCACCATACTACCGAGAGTATTCGTAAGCGCTCAGAGGCAGTGCGCGGTCGCAAGCATACCCAAGAAACAAAAGACAAGATCCGCGCCGCCCGAATGGCGCGCAACGCAGCCGAGCGTACCTATATCGTGACTTTCCCTGATGGGCACGAGGAAACAATCGTTAATCTTCATCGCTTTTGTCGAGAGCATGGCCTACACGATTCTGGTATGTTTGCTGTGGCTGGCAGGCATCAAAAACAACATCGGGGCTATAAGTGTCGCTATCCTGATTGGGTAGAGCGGCCTAAGCCAAAGTCAAAAGTGAAATCGGTTAAACCTGATGGACGCAAAACAAATAAGCCTAGCATTGCAGCTCGATCCGCATTAGTTACTAAGCTTCAGAAGGCATATATATTGACCGACCCTTATGGGGTCGAGCATCGTATCGTGAACTTAAATCAATTTTGCCGTGAACATGATCTTGACGCTGCAACACTTCACGGCACGATGCGAAGTGAGCGAAGGCAGCATAAAGGATGGAAGTGCCGTCGTGAAATCGACTGACACCCTAAGCGGCTGGTATCCAGGGGCAGACCGTATCGGTATCCCCGCATCGAACTATGCGCCCGGCAATCAAGGCCGCGCCGCTGTAGTTATTCACGTAATGGACTCAACCTTGCTCAGCACGATCTCATGGTTCACCAATCCTGCGAGCCGCGTATCATCGCACTTCGGCATCGACAAGGCGGGCAATGTCAAGCAGTTTGTCAGCACGCTCGATACCTCGTTTGCGAACGGCCTCACCTGGGACGCCACGCGCAAGTGCTGGATAGACCCGACGAATTATCCCCTAACCGGCAACTTCACTCCGACGTGGCAACTCCTCCAGCCGCCGATTAACCCGAACCGGCGTACCATTACGATCGAGCGAGAAGGCCACCCCGCCGATATTCCGAGCGCGGCAATGAAGGCGGCAACGGTGGCGCTGTTGCGCTGGCTGGTTCAGCAATACCCCGCGTTCCGTCCGTATGAAGTCGGGCGTACGCTGATAGGTCATTCACATATTGCGCCGAAGCATCGCGCCAATTGCCCAGGTCCGAATGCGGATCTGTTTGGCCTTGCCAGTGCCACCAACGCGCCTACGTCCCACCGCTACCGCCTGAAGGCCCCGGCCGCTGTCTTCGAGGCTCCCTCTACGCGCGGGCCGATTGCCTTGCAGGGCGCGGCAGTGCTCCAAGCGGGCGCTATCGTTGAGGTAGACGACGCGCGCGCCGATGGCTGGTTTCATCTATCGAGCGGCCTGGGCTTCATCCCGGCGGGCGTCGTGGAGGCAGTCTGACATGGGCACCGTCTATGAACTCGCACCCAAGTACGTCGCCGACGGCGCGATGGCTGTCCGTGGGGGCCGTATCTTCGTCGCATTCAAGCCGAGCGGGTCACAGCGCAATGCGTTGTTTGAGGTCAAGCGAACGGCAACAGGTGTGCAGCTTGTCTCGATCGGCATGACGCCTGGCACGTATTACAAAGATGGCGGGTGCGCGCTCGCCTTTGACGACGTAACCGGCGAGTTGCTGATGTTCAATACGTGCTCGCCGAACCCTGCGACCGGCGCAGACGCGCGCCCGGTGCTGTGGATGACGGGGATCAAGGTTGCGCCCGCATCGGGCACCGCGCTCACGCAGGCGCAACTTGATAAGGTGAGGCTCACACTTTCATAGCCCACGCCCCGCAGGAAGGTTGACGGCCTTCCTGCGGGACTTCGCAGCACCGTCGGAGGGTGCTACGCATGGACCATCATAGCATACGTCGTAGTAGACTGGCGCGCCTGTGGCGTCGGTGGAGACGCCAATGAGTACCACTGAAGAATTGCATGCCACCATCACTGCGCGCGCCGAACTCGATCGCGCATTCGCCCGACTCCTGGTTGAAGAGAGTGCCACGGTGATGAGCCGGAATATGATTAACGTGCTGAACCAACAGCAGCGGGATCTCGATCAGGAGCGCCAGGCTATCCAGCATATCGTAAAGGAGGCCATCAGTGCAGCACTCGCGCCGCTGATGGCCGAATTTCGACGGCAAGTCGGCTCGCTCGAAAGCGGGCAGCAGGACATCAAAGCGCACGTCGACTCAAGGTTCGGCGAGCTGACAGCCCGCCTGGAGGGTGACGAAGAGCGCCTTGATCGCAAACGCGCCCGTCTTGACGCGCACGACACTGAGATTGCTGAGTTGCGTGCCCGGCTCGACGCGCGGCCTAGTCCAGAAGAGGCTCGCGCAACGTATGAGGGTGTACGGCGCATCATGGATCATCTCGGGCTGACGGACGATGGCACGGAATAGTGGCCGGCTTGATGCCATTCGCGAGGCAAAAGAGGAGCGCCTGCACCAACTGGAGCTGCGGGCGGCGCGCGAAGGTACGGCCGCGCCGCCCGAAGTGGTCACTGAGATTGAGGATCTGCGGCGCCAGCTCGCCCCCGTGCAGGCAGTCACGCTCGCGCCCGTATCGGACTCGACACTGGACGCGCTGAACGCCTATGGCCGACTGGAGGCGACGATGCGTGCGGTGCTGAGCCTCACGGCGGATGTAGCTGAACTGAAAAAGGATGTCAAAGACGACAAGGCCGAGCGTATTAATCGGCAACATCGCGTGGATCTGTTGTTTGCCGTCCTTTTTTGCTTGACGCTCGCACTTGGCGTGCTGGCCTTGGTGCGTTGATATGACCACATCTGGTGTCATTATCATTATCACGGTCGTCATTGCCGCCGCCGCCATCGGCGTGCTGCTGTGGCTGGTGGGAGGGGACTATGATTGAACCAAGCGAACTCCTTGAAGCAGAGGCCGATCCGCGTTTGGATACAGTCATCGGCCTCCTGCGGGTGGCTATTGAACCAAGCGAACTCCTTGAAGCAGAGGCCGATCCGCGTTTGGATACAGTCATCGGCCTCCTGCGGGTGGCTATCGTACTTCTGTGTGGCATTGCGCTCGGAATAAGCGCACTGTTGTTCCTGTCCGTCTTCTGAGGAGGCTAGCCCCATGAAACTCATTGCTGGTCTCTGGCGCTGCGCCTTCTGCGGTGGCCTGGGCGTGTGGGGCAAAGGCGATCATGTGCATGGGGAGGGGCGACGATGACCGACGCCGACCGCGCTGAAGTCCAGCAGGCTATCAAGTGTCTCGATGAGGTATGGCATGTGCAACTCCAGGGCGTGCCGAGTGAGTTGCTTGTGGAGGAGTTGGCGCGGCGCAAGACCGATCCGTTCTGTGGCTGCGAATACTGTCAAGCCGTGTGGGATGCGGAGATGGCGCGCGATGTGGACCATCTTGGGGAGGCAGAGTTTCGCCATCGTCTTGCGCGGCGCGGCTACGTCGTGCGGCGGGATCGAATACCAGCGTGGTATCCGCCGATGGCGGATGGGGATGAGTAAGCAAGCGCCCGCAAAGTGGCAGAACCGCATTACGAGACATGGTGTCATGCCGGCGGGTGAGTTCCTTGCTAACCCGCTGAATTGGCGCTTGCATCCCGAGTTTCAGCAAGACGCGCTGTCAGGTGCGCTTGACGAAATCGGATGGGTTGACGAAGTGACGGTGAATGCTCGCACTGGTCGTGTTGTAGACGGTCATTTGCGTGTCACCCTGGCGCTACGGTCATCCGAGAAAGAGCCGGTCCCCTACCGCGAAGTAGACCTATCCGAAGAGGAAGAAGCGCTGGTACTGGCGACGAAAGACCCGATCGCCGCGCTCGCCGCAACCGACCCGGCACAACTGAGCGCTACGCTTGAGATGGTATCAACCGGCGATGCTGCGCTTCAGCAGATGCTTGATGAAATGTCCTTTGATGCCGAGATGCGCGCCCTACTCGCGGGCGAAGATAGCGGCGAGAGTCGCAATATCGGCAAGGCGGCAAACCTCGTGCACGTTGTGTTGCGAGTAGACGATCTTGCGCTGGTCGAAGAAACGATCGCCAATACTGGCGAACCCGATCGCGGCAAAGCACTTGCCGCTATATGCCGAGCGTATGCAGAAAGATAACTCGACATTTCAACAGAAAGCCGCATTGCGCCGCGCCGTGCTTGCGGAGATAGATCGGCCCGTCGTGATGGAGACGCATGGCGGGATCGGGGCGATCTACCGTGCCTGCTATAGCGGCGTGAAGCAAGGCATCGTCTTCGAGACGAACGAGCGCAAAGCCGACATACTGGCCGGCCAGCGTCCTAGTTGGTCGGTGTATCAGAGCGATTCAACCAAGGCGCTGGCGGTTGGCGCTGGTGCTCACCTTGAAGTGAACGTCTTAGACCTCGACCCCTACGGCGAACCGTGGCCCACGATCGCGGCGTTTTTTGGAACAGATAGGCCGCGCGCAAATCGGCTGTGGGTTGTGGTGAATGACGGATTGCGGCAGAAAGTCGGGATGGGCGGCGCTGGCAAGGTCGGATCATTGCAGAAGATGGTACAGCGCTATGGGAACAACCTGCATGACATCTATCTCGACATCTGCCGGGAGTTACTCGCCGAACACGCGAAAGCGGCGGGCTATGCGCTCCGCCGCTTCAGGGGATACTATACCGGGCATGCGCAGCAAATGACGCATTACGCTGCGTTGTTAGAACAGGCTTAGTTGGGATTCGGACACGACTGCCGCGCCGTGAAACTGATCGATGTAGCGCGGGTTGTAATAGCCCGCTGGCAGGTACTTTTGTAGGTCTTTCTTGATGTAGTGCTTAACGCCTAAGCGATTGACCAGTTCGACAATGCGATGGGTGTAGCTTTCCCAATCAGTGTCGTTCGTCATCGGCAGGTAGTTTGCCCGTCCGATCTTATACAGGTCGATAAACTCATGGGTATGTTCGATGATCGACAAACTAGCCTCGGTGCTCAGGGTTGGCTCCAGGCTGACCCAGGTGAAGATGCCTGCCCGATGGAACGCGCGGAGGGTCGAAATGCGATCTTCCGGCAGCGCCGCGCCGCGCTCCCACTTCAGCGAGAAGGCATCGTCAAGGCTGGTCAACGTCGAGGCAAAGGCATCACGATCGGGGCGGAACAGATCGATGTCGCGCAATGCACGCCGCCCGCCCTTCGTCAAGGTGCAGATGCCCAGGCCATGCGCCTGCAACTCCTTCAAAACCGCGCGCGTCAGAGTGTTGTCTGTCGGGTGGTATGGGTCGGTGGTAAACGAGAGCATCACCTGTTCGGTGACGCCAAGGATGCGGTACTTGACCGCATCCTTGCGGAGCGCATCAAGGAAGCCATCGCGGGGATACGCGCCCGCGTCGAACTCAGGCCGTGGCATATGCAGCACCTTCGGGACGTAGCAATAGGCGCACTTGTGGCCGCAGCCGCGATAGGGGTTCGTCGCCAGTTTGGAATACTCGCCCGCCTGACCGCGCGGAGCGTAGATAATGGAGCAACCTTTGACGCTCCAGCCATCGTCATTCAGAGTCGCAGTCATTTGATGCCCCCTTTGAGTACCGCGCCACAGGCGCAGCAGCAGATACACAGTACATCGCCCGCATACCAGGCGTACAGCCGTGGTGCGGGATGGTCGCACGACCGTTCTTCTCGTGTGAAAAAGTCAATCAACATCTTATGGCCTCCGCAGATGCGCCGGAGCAATACCGTTAATCAAGCCGTCGAGCGCCTTGTACGGCTCGTCGTTGCCGGCGAAATACTGTCCAGCGATGGTCATGGGGAAGGTGTTGCCCGTGGCGTAGAAGCGCCAGCCGCCTCCATTCGTGCGGCTCATGATGTCGCCGCTTGGCGCTTTGGCAAACTCATGCCCCGCGAGCGTGCCGAGTGTGGTAAGATCCGGTTGCATCAGAAGTCTCCTTTCTGGTGTCGTGCCTCCGGCTGTTCGATCAGCGCGGGGGCTTTCTGATGTCTGTATTATAACACGCTGCCGTGTAGAATACAAGTGTTTTAGCGCATACCAAAGCCAAATGATGGAACTGTAACGATGACAGATACTCCCCAAAAACTGACACCAGAAAAAGAGCGCGAGTGGTTCCCGGTCTTTCTGGCGACGCTCCGCAACACGGCGAACGTGCGCGCCTCGTGCCAGGCGGCAAAGATTACGCGCGAGACAGCCTATGATAATCGGAAGTCCAACGCGACCTTTGCCGCTGCGTGGGACAGTGCGATCGAAGATGCGTGCGACCAGCTTGAGGCGGCGGCATGGCTCAGGGCGAAGTCGTCGAGCGACACCCTGATGATCTTCTTGCTCAAGGCGCACCGGCCAGCGAAGTACCGCGAGACGACCAAGATGATCAATGTCAACGTCTCGCCAGAGCAGGCGGCGAAGATGACAACTGAGGAATTAGAGGCATACTTAAAAGAGGCTGGATTGCTGTGAGTGTGGTATCTGCCAACGATCTTATCCTCCTGCGGGAGTATCGCCGCCGCTCTACCGCCCGCCCCTCGGTCGCCGCGCCGTCGCCGGAGTGTGCGGAGTTCATCCGCGATCACGTTGTCATTGATGATGCGCAAGGCGGGGGCGATGGCACCATGCCGTTCGTGCTGTGGCCAGCGCAAGAGGAGCTATTGCACGCCATCACCACCGAGCGGCAGTTGCTCATCCTCAAGGCGCGTCAGCTCGGGATCTCATGGCTCTGCTGCGCCTATGCGCTCTGGCTGTGCCTGTTCCATCCCGGCAAGGTCGTTTTAGCCTTCTCCAAAGGACAAGACGAGGCGAACGAGCTCACGCGCCGCGTGACCGTGATGTTCGATCGCCTGGGGGCTATGGCTGGCATACCCGCGCTCATTAAGCAGAATACGGAAGAACTGGTATGGGCCAATGGCTCGCGCTTCAAGTCGATGCCGGCCACACCGAGCGCTGGGCGCACCTTCACGGCGTCTCTGGCAATCATGGACGAAGCGGCGTTCATGGCCTACGCCGATCGGCTCTATACCGCCATGAAGCCGACGATTGACGGCGGGGGGCAGCTGATTATCCTGAGCACGGCCAACGGCAAGTCGAACCTGTTCTATACCCTGATTGAGCGCGCGCAGGCCGGCCTCGGCTCATTCGCCTTCCGCTTCCTGCCGTGGCATGTCAGGCCGGGTAGGGACCAGGCGTGGTACGACGCGACAGCCGCCGACGCGATCGATGACGGCTTCATGAAGCAGGAGTACCCGGCCACGCCGGATGAGGCATTTGAGGCCACCGACGTTTCAACGTTTCTGCCGAGCATCAGCCTGTGGGATGCCTGCACCGCCGACATCCCCCCGCTTGACCCGCATATGCCGGTCATCCTGGCGATGGACGCGGGGGAGAGCAGCGACACTTTTGCGACCTGTCTTGTGTCGCGCTGGGGTGAAGGACTTGCGCTGCGCTACAGCCGCATCTACACACCGAAGGGCTCCCCTTTGAACTTCGACGCGATTGAGCAGGACATTCGAGGGCTCGTCTCTCGGTTTGCCGTGCAGCAGATCGCCTACGACCCGATGCTGCTGGGTCAGATGATGCGCCGGCTCAGCGCGCCAGGCCGCGCCATCCCCGTGCCCCTCGAACCCTTCCCCCAGGGCAGCGCCCGGCTGGAAGGCGATAAGCTCCTCCTCGACCTCATTACGCAGCGCCGGATCGCGCACGACGGCACGCACGCGGAGACGCGACAGCACCTCGCCAACGCGGACAAGAAGGTCGATAGCGAGGGGCGCCGGCTGCGCATCGTGAAGCGACAACATAGCTTGAAGGTTGACGGGGCGGTGTGCTTGGCGATGGGCGCGGCGCGGGCGCTTGAAGTTCTATCCTATGGCACTGGCTTCGCTCTCACCTACGACGATCGCGCCCGCCCGCAAAGGAGATACCGCTAATGTTCCCGCCCTTCGTCCTGACACCCTCGCCCGAGGCCCTGGCGCATCTCGCGTCCGTATCGGATATGGAGAGCGCCATCCAGCACGACATTCTGACGGCGCGCGACTATCACGTCGGCGCGCAGTTCGTCGCGCTGACCGACCGCCTGCGGATGTTCCTGGGCGGCAACAGCTCAGATAGCATGAGAGACGCCGATCGCCTCCGTCTCAACATCTGCCGGATTGTCACGAACGCCGTAACCGAACGCCTGTTTGTCAGAGGGTTCGAGACGGATGAGGTTGGGACGCCGGGGGAGGCCCCGAACGGAACACCGCAGACCGTGAAACCGCTGGCGGCCTGGGCCTGGCAGGTGTGGCAGAAAAACAAGATGGATAGCAAACAGCGCGCCGTTCACCTGGCCGCCTGTCGAGACGGCGAGGCGTTTGTCATCGTGGATTGGGATGGCCGGGTTGGGCGCCCGCGCTTCACGCCGCACGAGCGCTTCGTGGATACGTCGCTGGCAAACCGACTCACCACGCCCGACACAGCCGCCCACATTGGCGAGGGCTGCCGCGCGTTCTACCGCAACGATGACCCGGATCAGGATCTTTTGTTTGTGACCAAGCAGTGGGTGGAGGTTATGTACCCTGCTGGCCTGCGTCGTGAGCGCCGGCGGCTCACGGTTTACTACCCTGACAGAATAGAGAAATACGCAGGCCGGCCGGGAGCCTGGCAACGGACGATGGACGAGGGCGACGCTGGCTGGCCGATCCGCTGGGTCGATACGCGCGGCGCGCCACTGGGATGCCCAGTGGCGCACTTCCGAAGTACGGCGGGTATGGAGGCTGCTGAAGCGTGGCCGCTTCAGAATGCGATCAATAAGGAGTTGGTTGATTTGCTGGCGGCGTCGGACATGACCGCGTTCCGGCTCATCCTCGCGTTCGGCTGGCAGCCGGTTGATAGTGATGGCAATCCGCTGACGATTGAGGCTGGCACTATCCTCGGCACAACCAACCCACAAGGATCGGCGCAGGTGATCGATGGCGCCGACCTCTCCAATATCATCACCGTGATCGATAGCCTGATCATCAAAGCTGCGCTTGCGACCGACACGCCGACCGACCGCTTTATCGCCACGCGCCAGATCCGATCGGAGGGTAGCCAGAAGGAGGGACAGGAGCCGTTGGTGAACAAGGTGCGGGCGCGCCAAAGTGACCTCGGCGATGGATGGGAGCGCTGCCTGGAGGTTGCGAGGCGACTGGAGAACACGTTCGGGCGTGGCGGTTTGGATGAGGGGGTATTGCTTCAGGCGCAATGGGAACCGGCGCAGAGCAGGGATGAGGATGCGGAGTTGGCGCAGGCGGCGAAAAAGCAGAGCCTCGGGATACCTGCGCGGCAGATTTGGAAGGAACTCGGCTATGACGATGCGCTGATTGCCGTGTGGGAAGCGGAGCGACAAGCACAGGAGCAGGCAGACCGCGCTGCACAGCAGCAGGGTGCGCTCGTGTTTAACGGGAGGCAGGGATGAGCGAAGAACGCCGCTGCAAAATCCTCGTGCTCGACTATGAGCACGTCATACGCTTGTTTATGGGCCTGCTCGACATCGGCGATGTCTTTCTTCCTGACGATGCGCGCGTCGTGGCGGTACATGACGAATGGCGGCGCAATGGCCTATCCTTCATCATCTGGAGCGCCAGCTTTGATGTCGTGGAAGATGGCTATATGATACCGGCTCTTGGGCCTGTGCCGATGCGCCTGCGGGGGGCTGTCCGATGACCTGCCGCGAATGCCATGACGACCTCCCCGACGGCGCGCGGTTCTGCGTGACTTGTGGCGCGTCGGTTGTGCAGGATGGGGTAACAGAGAAGCTAGAGCCGCGCCCACTACTCGGTATGCTCCACGGTGAGCCGATCTACGAATATGATTGGGCTATCTGGTGCGATCCTGCGTTTATCGCTGTTATGCCGGAGTGTCTTAGACCATGACCCCCCACGCGTCCCCACAACCTGGCTTCATCGCAATCAGGGACGCGCGCACGCTCAAGCTCGTTTGCTGGTATAACGTGTCTACGGGTGAAGTCCTGGTCAACTATCGCGGCGACGAGCGCCGCGCAACGCTGCCCATCAAAGAGCCGGAGCGGGTCGCGCGATACGTGAGGGCTGTACAGGGTGAATAGCTATGCCGCGCAGTGTCAGAAAGATTACTGCTGAGTGGTATGAGCATGGCGCGCCGTCATTTGCCGAGCGCATTAATCCAGACCTGTACCACTTCATAGAGCAGTATAGGGAGGCATTAGGCGACGAACTGGCGCGGGTACTTCATCGCGCCATATCAAACGAACTTAACTCTACGTCTGTGCCGTCGTTTATCGCTATGGTTCACAGTGGGCAGGCACAGTCTATTCGTCACATTGGTAGCGGCAGACTGAAGGTATTACAGGCGACAATACCCGATCGGATATAAGCAATCGTAATTCGTAGTTGACATATCAATCGATTTACATTATAGTGTAATCGGCGCATAGAGCGCATAACCGCATACCAGTACGGCTACGGTCGTCACCTTGCTTTCGGGCAAGCGTGGCGGCCTTTTTTGATTCACGGCGCGGATGCCGCGACCACCGCTCAAGGAGCGATGATCCATGCTGAAATCTTGGCTCAAGCCCTTCTACGACGAGTCCGACCCGCCAGGCGGCGGTGACGCCCCGCCGGAGAAGTCCCGACCAACTGATGTGCTTGATCGGTATGGCCGTGATGCACTCAAGCTGGCCGAAAAGCTCTCCGAGGCGCTGAACGACAACTACCGCTTGCGCGAGCAGCGCCGGCAACTCCGCGAGGAGTGCAACGCGCTCAAGGGCAAAGAAGCGCCTGAGGGCAGCACCGTCCTGACAGCGGATGAGGCTACTGCCTGGCAAGCGTACAAGGCGCTGGGTGCGCCAGACGCGCTCAAAACCGCGCTAGAGCAGGCGCAGACAGCGACGCAGGAGTCCGCGACACTGAGGCGGAATGCCATAGTACGCGCTGCTGCTGAGGCTCATGGCTACAAGTCATCTGTATTGTCTCGGCTTGTAGGCGATCTTGATCTGACTATCAAGCCGGATAAGGACAAGAAGGCGGTGGCTTATGTCGTCAAGGACGGCAAGGAAACCAAGCTTGACACCTACGCTGAACAGGAGTGGGCCGACTTCCTGCCTTCCCTGGCCGCCGAAGAGCGCCGGGACGCACCGAACATCAACGCTGACGGGCGCGGCGGCAACAACGGCATTGTCATCACAGAAGAAGATCGGGCGCGTTTTGCACGCCAATACCGATCCACGTTTTAGGAGCCTCACATGGCCTCAATTGGACTGACCACGGCGGACACCATTCACGTCGTGGAGTCGCTCGAACAGGCGACGCTCCCCACTGGCGCGGCGATCACCGCGGGCGATGCGGTTTCGATCGACGCTTCTACCGGCAAGTTCGTGCTTGCCGATGCTGACGGGTCCGGCACGCTCGGCATCGTCTACGGCATTGCGACGCATACGGCCGCATCGGGCGCGATCTTGACCGCTGTACGGCGCGGCGTGCTGTCCGGCTGGGATTTTACGGGCGTGGATTACTGGGTCAACGTCCTGGCAGCCGATACCGCCGGCGATATTACGGTGACATCCTCGGAGTCGAATGGGGCTTCGGCTGATGTCGTGATTGGCCGCGTGATTCCGGTCTGGGATCACCTGATTGGAGGGTCGCCAGATAAGGCGGTCCTTCTGATGCTGTAAGGAGGCTAGAACATGGCAGTCCTACTTGGCCTCCTGACGGAGCAAGACCTGGCCGGCCAGCGCGTGACCACCGTGGGTGTGCGGCAGGTGATGGATGCGGTCAACCAGAGTGTGGCGGAGCACAACCGCCAGTTGGACGCGCTCATGGCACTGTTTGCCCGGCGTATCACCGAGGCGCAGACGCGCTATGAGGGCGCGGGATCAACCCGCTCGCAGCCGTTGGATGCGAATGGGCGGGCACGCCCAATCAAGCCGAGCGGGTACTACACGGTCGGCTTCCCGCTTCAGGGCAGCGGCAACGCCTGGGGCCGCAACTACCGCACCAGCGTCAAGATGACCGTGGGCGAGGTTGCACGGGTTGTGAGCACGATCCTGGACGGTGACTCGCGCTGGATGCGCGACCACGTCCTGGCCGCGCTCTTCTATGAGAGCAGCACTACGCCCTGGACGTTCCCCGATCCCGACTTCGGCGATCTAAGCGTCTACGGCCTTGCCAATGGCGACACCACCACGTACCAGATTTTGGCGGGCGCGGATAGCGCGGGGACGGATGATCACGTCAAGGGCGCGACTTCGATCACTGAGGCGGTGTTTCAGGACATTCACGACGAACTGGTTGAACATCCTGAGAATGGAAGCGATGTGATCGCCTTCATTCCGACCGGGAGTCGCGCCACCGTCGAGGCGCTGACGAACTTCTACCCGCTGGCGGATGCGAATCTGCGGGCGGGCGTCGGTGTCACCGAACTAGCGCGCACCCTCGGTGTAGCGACCCCCGGCACGCTGATTGGCTACGTGGCCGGCGTGTTCGTCTACGAGTGGGCCGGGATGCCGGCCAATTACATTCTTGGGACGACCGTGGGAGGCACCCCGGCGCTGGCGATGCGCGAAGACGCCGAAGTGGAGTTGCAGGGCTTCAAGGAAGTCGCCGAGCGCAATGACTATCCGTGGTACGAGCGGCAGTATGCGCGCTGGGCCGGCTTCGGTGGATTCAACCGGGTAGGAGCCATCATCTACCGGACCAATTCTGCGTCATACGCCATCCCGACGGGCTATAGCTCGCCAATGCCGTAGGAGGCGTGTATGGGTCCTCAGGCACTCGCCTATCGGAACGACGAAGCGCGGCGGCGCATTAAAGAGGCCGCCGCGCAACTCGCAGAAGCGCTCGGCCTTGCGCCCCTGGGCGAGTTGGAGGCAGCCGAGAAGCGCCAGCCCGCGATCGCGCAGATGCGCGAACTGGAACATATTGCCACGCTCCTCGAGGGCGTGTGTGCTGCATTGGAGGTTTCCCATGCCAGCGAATAATAAAAAAGTCGACCCCGACAAAGCGGATGAGCAGCGTCAGGAGGTGCCGGTGGTGAAGAGCGGCAAGCTCTCCGCCGCACGCATCCGCGACGCGCGCTTTCTCGGCGGCGTGTGGGTTGATGCTGATGGCCGGCCGTATGACGCGGCCGACGTGCGGCAGATCCACCAGGCGAGGGACAAAGAAGCCCTTGAGGAGCGCCAGCGGGCGCTATTAGGGGGTGGCTAAATGACGCGCCAAACCCCGATCACGCACCTGAAGGATGTCAACATCAAGAGCGGCTTCCGGGTCGGCGGGACCGAAGTTACGGCCAGCGCCGCCGAACTGAACATCCTCGACGGCGTGACCGCGACGGCAGCCGAACTGAACAAGGCGGCTGGCGTGGCTGCGGGCGCATATCCGGCGCTGACGGCTGAAGCCACGTTCACGGAGACGGCGGGCGCTGGCACGTACACCGGGAGTGTAAGCCTCCCGGCTGGCGCAACCCTCCTTGACATCATCATCAACGGGGTGGCGCTGTGGGATAACAGCGGAACGGCGGCGTTGACCTCAAGGCTACCGATCTGCTGGCCGGCGAATCGCTGTCTTTTGCCTTGGCAGGTGGTAAAGCCGGAGCCTATATCGCAAATTCGCAGGTCTCGCCGCGCTACTCGGCGACGGCGCGCACCATCAACGGCATTATTACAACGTCATCAACGGGCGGAAGTGCAGGCCGCACACGGATGACCGTCGTGTATAGCGCGCCGCAGAGCACAACGGCCGCGACGAAGGCGTAATGAGTTACGACGCTACATCGACCAGTGACCGTAATCTGGCGCGGGGGATCCTCGGCGACATCGATACCGCTGACGAACTGCGCGCCGATGCTCATTACGATGCCATGATTACACTCTTGGGATTGAATGGCGCGGTTGCGTTTATCGCTACTAGCCTCGCAACCGAGTACGCACGCGAGCCGGGGAGTGTGACCCTGCCGAATGGACTTAGCGTGTCATGGCGGGATCGTGTTGCGCGCTGGGCGGCGCTTGCCGTTACCGCAGGGACTATCGGTGTGACGGGTGGCGGCTCTGCCTTCAGCGCCAGCCCGCGCCGCAACGACGGATATGCAGAATTGGATGCTGCACTATGAGACGCATACTCCCCTACTGGTGGTGGATTAAGCGCCGCCGCGCGCTCGCAGGGGGGGGTACACCCCCTGATTACACGCCGTCGCTCGACTTCTCCGACGCGCGCAATTCAATGTACATAGGGCTGGTGTTTTAATGGCGAACAATCTCGACATTAAGGACGGCGCAGGCGACGATCAGACCGTCAAGACCACGGATAATGCGGGCGTTCATACGCCGCATCATAACGTTGATACATTGCCCAGCCTCCCCGCTGGCACCAACAATATTGGCGATGTTGATGTACTGACGCTGCCAGCAGGCACCGTAGCAGGCTCATCGAGCCTCCCCGCTGGTACGAACAACATTGGCGATGTTGATATTCTTTCGATTGCCGCAGGTGATAACAATATTGGCAACGTTGACGTTGTAACGCTTCCCTCACTTCCCGCCGGCTCGAACGCCATCGGCAAACTGACGGCAAACTCCGGCGTCGATATTGGCGATGTTGATGTGACCTCCATTGCAGCCGGCGAGAACCACCTTGGCGAAGTGGGGGGCAAGCTCGCAACCGTGTCGGGTTCCTTCACCCGTCCTGCCGATACAACCGCGTATACGGCGGGGGATGTCGTCTCGAATTCAACATCAAGCACAACCCTTCTCTCTATCTCAGGCTGCGCGCGTGTGAATGCCGGATCGGGCTATATCGTGGGCGCGCGCCTTATCACCGATAAGAAGAGCATCACGCCTCGTGTCCGCGTCCACGTTTACAACGCCTCGAACCCGACCGTCGCCGCCGATAATGCGGCGATGGACATCCGCTATGCGGATGTATCGAAGCGCATAGGCTTCTTCGACCTGCCAGCGATGTCCACCGGCACGGATAGCACGAACTCGACATCGAGCCAGGCACAAGACAAGACGCTGCGCTTTCCGTTCGTGTGTGCTGCAAGTTCAACAACACTCTACTTCTTGCTTGAAGCGCTCGACGCTTTCACGCCAGCATCAGGCGAAGCCTTTACGCTTGTTGTTGATTGTGACCAGAATTAACGATGCCAACGCTCCAGCAAAAACGATTGATACTCAACGGACGCTCGACGCTGCTGAATGGTCTTGTCGCCTGCTGGAAGCTGGATGAGGCGAGCGGGAGCCGTGTGGATAGCGTGGCGGGTCTTGCGCTCACCGATAACAACACGGTGACGCAGGCGGCAGGGCAAGTTGGCGGCGCCGCGCAATTCACGGCGGCGAACAGTGAGTATCTGAGTTGCGCAGATTCCGATGCTTGGAATTTCACCGGCTCAGCCTTCACACTCGCTTGCTGGGTGTATCCTGATACGCTCCCGAATAGCGCGATTATTGCGTCGCGGTGGAGTTCAGGTGGCAACAAAGAGTGGTTCCTTCAGCATACGACGGGTGGTTCAGTGCGTTTGGCACTATCGTCAAATGGCACTACCGATCCAGCCGCAAATCAGGACGCAGTTGCAAGCGCCGCGCTTGCAACTGGCGTGTGGCATCTTGTGATTGCATGGTATGACACGGCTGACAGTAAGGCGCACATCCGGGTTAATAATAGTACGGTCAATGATGCCACCGCAACTCATCCGGGGACGAGCAACCAAAACATCGCGACGATACTCGGCGCGCTGAGTGGCCCGAATCTCTTCTGGAATGGACGGATTGACGAGTTTGCCGTATGGAGGCGCGCCTTGACGAGCGCTGAGCAAGCCGAACATTATGCGAACGGCCTCGCGCGGCGGGCGCTCCTGTGACGATCTTTCTCCCCGTCATCTGCGCCCTGTGCGGGCGCATGGCAGGCACGCAACCGATCACGGTCGTGTACCTCGATACACCGGCCGCGCGCTGGGAGGATACGAGCGAGGCACGGGCGAGGCTCGATGCGGCGTTTCGCTGGTGGGAGGTGCAGGTGGATGTGACGTTTACGGTCACAGAGCATCACGCCACCATCGACGCCGACCCCCACGCTTTCGACATCTGCCACGATCGCGCGTGGGCTGAGGGGTTGTCAGGCGTTGTGATGGTGGCGGGGTCAGAATGGTTTACATGCGATGGCGTGCAGGTCGTAGACTATGCTGGTCCCGGCCAGGCGCTTATAAGCGCTCTCGCCTATCCCGACGAACTGGCGCACACGCTCGGCCATTTCTACGGCGCGTCCGACAAGCACGCGATAGGCGAACCCGGCGACATCATGGATTATCGCGTGCTCGGAGAAGCCTATCATGATGGCCTCGTGAACGCGCAGACGCTGGCCGAGATCGGCGCTACACGCCGCGTCGCTTCTGCCGGGCGCGATCCTGGCGGGCCGCCTTTAGGAATGCAAGCAGGGCTAGGAGTGCTAGCCCCGCGCAACCGAGTAATCCTGTCATATAGGGATGAACGCGCGGGAAGGCGGTTTTGACAGATGAGTGACCCCATCCTAAACGCTCTTGACATCGCCATGCTCCAGGACATCCAAGAGCGAGCCTGGGCGCAAGATGGCCTCACCATTGGCGGCGCATCGTGGCAAAAGGAAGCCGTTAGTGGCGGCAAAACGAGCGCGGCAAGTGTAACGCTCGGAACAGCCTATGAGGGCTATACCGAACTGCTAGGGAAGACCAGGCAAGCACAAGCACAGGCCGGGCCATATTACGATGCTGACTGTATCCATACCGTCAAGGCGGTCAGCGGTCCAACCTACGTACCCGGTGACGTAGCACAGGGCGATGGTGTTCGTATCCGTATCATGGGGCCAATTGCCTCTCTACTCTATCCAGGTAGAGTTTATGCCTGCGAACAGGTACAAGGGAGTTAAACCAATGAAGTTCATTCGAGTACGGGCCGCGCAGAACGACCGCGACCCGCGCGCCATCTTCGATCAGGAGGAAGTCGGGGCGATGGTGGGCGGCAAGCGAACGCGCGCCATTGTGAAGACCGATGGGAAGCCGGTTGTCGTTGATGCGAGCCTGAAGGTTGTTAGGGAGGCGATTGATAGGGGTGAGCTTGTCCCTCTGGAGCCCTTCGAGGATGAGCCGAAGGCAGCGGCAGCGGTGGTTGAGAAGGCGAAAGGTTAGATCGTGCCCCTCACGATACAACCGTGGCTTGATGGCTTGGACGCGCTCCGTCCCGCATCTGACGAAGGCGGGGCGCAAGGATTGGAAGGGGAGCGCGGGCGCATCATCGACTCCATGCGCTCTAGCGATGCCCACGGCGTTGTCAGCGGCGCAACCAAGGCGAGCTACCAAATGGCGGTTGTCGGGGCGGGTAGGGATGGGAGCGCAGAAGCGGCTGAATCCTTTGCGGCTGTTGCTGAGCTGAACCCTGGTCATGTTGGGAGAGGGACTGTCTCAGTAGAAGGCGTGGGTGTGGCTTTCTATTCAGGAACGAACTATCAAAGCGACCTGGAAACGCAGGGTAAGGCTGTCTTAGAGCCAACCGTCCAACACGAGGCACAAGCCCTCACAGCGGCGTATGCGCGCGGAAGCAAGCGCAGATTGGGAGGCGGATAGTGCCTACTTACGAATGGAATGGCGGTGATAAGGTGATACGGTTCAGCGACCAACCAGAGCGCATCCCGCTACGTGCGTGCGCTGTGAAGATTGGGGAAGGTGATACGAGACCGGGCGTAGCACTGCCCGATGGACGAATCCTTTTCTTTGCGCCGGATGTCGCCGCCTCCTATAGTTGTGAGGCGGCATTACTGCAAGCATACCCCGGTGCGCTACTGACGTTTTATCCTGACGCTGACGAGGTTATCAATAGTGGTTGACTACCCCGCCATTTATTCAGCGCTCTATAACCGTGTTGCGATAGATAGCGACGGCGCAGCCGTGCGCGGGCTGCTGAATAATACCAACAGTCTCATGATGTTTCATGAACTGGGCAACCTGAAGGGCAAAACCCTCCCCTTCCTGGTATGGCAGCCTGGCGCTACCGCTGGTACGTCGGGAGAGCAACGAACGATCTTCGGGACGTGGATTACGTATGACGCGCCGAATGCCGGCCCGTATGGCTTGCATGAGTTTATGGAAGAACTAGAGGCGCTGTATGGATGGCAGAACAGGCTTGCCATCACGGGCGGTGAAGTTGTGGCGAATGGCGCAAGCCAGGTGTTTTATGACGATAAGCTGAGCCTGAACGGGCAACGCTTTACTGTCTCATTTTTAACCATCGGGTAAAACCAAGGCGGGGCGTGTTTCTCAGGCCCACCCCGCCTTGATCGGATACCACCCGCCGGCAGGCCGGGAGCGGCATCAGCATTATAGCCGTGATTGTCTGCTACGACCAACTCCTTCGGTTTGGAATGGCAAGGTACGGTAAGGCAAAAGGAGCATCCTACTATGGCAATCACAGCAGGCGTGGAGTATCTGGAGCGCGGGTTTGACCGTCTTATCGTTCGCAAGGCGGCAGACCTGGCGGCGACCGGGGCTAGCACGAACAAACTGAGTGCGACGGCGCATGGACTGAACAACGGGGACATCGTGTCGCTCACCGACATCGTGACGCTCACGAACGTAAGCACCGGCACGCGCTACTACGTGATTAGCGCCGCCACAAATGACTTTCAGATTGCGGCTACCCTCGGCGGCAGCGCGATCGTCATCGGCAATACGGGCAGCGCGACCGTCAACTACTACGACGATTACGAACTGTTCTACCCCAATCAGGCGTCGGTGGATCAAACGACCACCGATTACGAATGGAACGGAGGGGACAATTTGGTGTCTCTCTCCGAGCTTTCGGGCCTCACCCTCAACATCGACTCTGCCTCGGTCCCCGTCTATGTCCACGGCGCGATCTTCTCGAAGTCGGAGATCACGGAGGGTGGCCTCTCGAACGCGATCGGCTTCGGCGGCGGTGACGACAAGCAGGGCGCGACCGTCGGCATGGTCATTTACCGCAATGCCAAGAAGGTTGTCAACGGGGCTGAGGTTGGCAGCGTTACCCGCATCTACAACTACCCTGCTGGCACCCTGACCCTTCGAGCGGTTCCAGGGGCGCAGAGCCGAGAAGTCGGCTCACTCTTCGGGTATTCCTTCAGCGCAACCCCTGGCAATACTGACGTAAACGGCGCGACAATCACCGGCATGGAGTCTGACGACTTCTTCTATTCGGGCGAGGAGTAAGCCATGCCACAAATTAAGAGTCGCGCTGAGATGGTGCAAGCGGATGCGCCGGATGACGCTGCGCTGCTTGCCGCTGCAACTGAATACAAGCTACCAACGGGTCTTCATATCTGGTGGCTTGCGCCCGATCTGGAAGTCCTCATGGCCTTTACGGGTGATTTGCCCGACCCGATTACGGCATCGGTTTATCACCTGCTGCGCAACGAAGGCGAGATAGACGACAAGGACGATCCGCGTTCCTATGACCGTCAGCGCAACCGCGTGCGCGGCATGATGCAGATTGCCCGGCATGGCATGGTCAAGCCACGCTTCGATCCTGATCGTGCTGTAGGAGACGGTGTAGAGGTATTGGGGCGGCGGCAACTGCCGATCATCGACCTCGAATACATCTACACCTGGCTTTTTCGTCTCTCCTCTGCGGCTGAGGTTTATGAGATACCCCCTGCCGACCAGCCTGGACGGACTGAGGCGACTGCATCTGATAGCGGAGAAGTACGGGAAGACGCCAGCGGATCAGATGGGGGTGGGGGATAACGTTGTAGCACACGCTCTTAATTGGGCATGCTTTATGGCCGGAACGAACTGGAAGCCGGATACAGAGGCGGATGATATGAGTCGGCTGCAAAAGAAGGGCAGCATGGTTCGGAGGCGTAGGTAATGCCGCAGTATCAAGCAGGCGAGGCTGTTGCGCTGTGGAAAGTCAATACTGCGCCCGGCCTTCGTGCGATTGAAGAAGCCAAGCGCCGGCTTGCCGACTTCGAGAAGGCCCAGGCGCGGGCATTGTCGGGGGCTAATACGACGCGCGGGTCTGCGGGGGCGTCTTCTTCGGATGCCCGCGCGCTGACATCGCAGTATGCACAACAGCAGCGCGCGCTGAACCAACTGCACGATAGCGAGATCAGGGCAGCCCGCGCATCCGGTGATCATCAGCGAGCACTCCGGCTTATTCAGAACGAATTACAGCGCGCCGGGCAAGGCACTGTTCGCTACAACAACCTGCTAGCCCAGCAAGCCAGGGTACAGCAACAAGCCGCGCAGAGTGGCGGGGGATTGTCATCGGCGCTCAAAGGCATCGGAGGTGTCTTGGGCGCGGCTGGCATTGGTATCGGTATCCAACAGATCGCGCAGTTCATCATTCAATCCGAGCAGCAAGCACTACAACTACGCGAGGTTAAGAACTCCCTTCGCGCCGTGGCTGGCGATACGCGCACCTATAACGATGTGCTGAAACTGGCACGAGAGCAACAGATCAATTTCGGCGGCACCCTTCAAGACAATATCGAAGGCTTGCAGGGTCTAACGATTACCGCACGGCAGAG